CTGAGAGGTGCCGCTCCACTTCGAGCTGAGCATCCGGGTCCAAACCGAAGGCTCGACTGAAACTCTCCCTGGCCAACGTCGTTGGCTCTACGAACTTGGCCTCAACACGACGCGCAATATCCACGCCTAGGGACTGATAATCTCTGTAAAAGTGCTCATTTACAGCTCTGGACCCTTCCGTAACGTGTATCAAGCGGGCGGCAAAAGCTTGCGCGACAGGTACACCCACGTGGAGACTGAGCTCACATTGCGCCACACCCCGAAGGTATGGTCCAACAAACGGGAGCTCCCGTAGGTGAGCATGGTTGGAGGTCATTTGGCTGATGACCTTGGTCCAATCCCTCACCATGTGCCACCTCCCCGGTGACAGTTCCACTGGTGCACTCTGCCCGAATCTCACGTGCTCAAGGACACGCACAGGATTTTCGAGGACCATCTCGTGTCCCGAAAACGAAAGGGCAAGGGGGGCGAAACACCGCACAACCCGCTCAGAGTCACCACCGCGCAGAAAGACTAAAGCGTTGTCGCCATCGACCAGGACGTCGAAGGTAACTTGCAGATGCCGAAGCACCGCGACAACCACCGCGAGCATGATTATGGTGTTACCCATGCCCGTGTTAAAGTCCCCACTAGCGCGTCCCCCTGAGCGGGAGAATCGCACACCACCTTGAGTGGTCCCTTCGTTAACCAACTGCCGAGCCAATAAACGAGCTAACTCGGGGTCTCCGCTGTGTGCTGCCAAGTACACAGCGAATTCCTGCTGCAGTTGCCAAACATCCACATGCGCCTCAAAGGCACTACCGTCCACTTCAAACACGACGCAATCATCCAGGGACTTGAACTTCTTCGCAATCAGTCCCGCCCGCGCCGTCATGTTCAGGCCTTTGGCCACAACCCTGGTATTCGGTCCGTTGAAAAGCCTCCGGGAGGTCAAATAACCCCACAGCCAATGTTCAAAAGGCTTCAGGAAAGAAGCGAGGGCCAAATTGTACCTAGGACTTCTCGGAAATATCATCCTAGGTTTCCCATACTTTTTGTACCCAAACTTCTCCGCTTTTAGAAAAGCACCCAACAAGGCATCCCGATGGCTAACGGGACCGTCGACTCGCAACGACTTTTCTGCATCAACGTACCTACGACGCAAAGCCCCAGTATAAGATTGCGCCGTTTCCAGGTAGCTCCATCTTGAGCCGCCCCATCTCTTCGCTAGTGCCCGTAGTTTTCTGAAAACGCTCAGCACTGGGACGCGACATGATGGATCGGCCATGGGGGTGGGAGCCAGAGACCGCTTTAGTAGGGCAGCGACCTCGTTGTGGTTACAGTTTGCATGCACTGAAGGGGCCCAACACCCTTCTATTGACAAAGCGCATGCAGTGTACATCCGCCTCCGACGTTTAGGATCACAGCCAAGTTCTTGTTTGTACTCCAGGATGGCATCTCGACGCAAGGGCAACTGGGGTACACCCTTGCAGACACCATACAGACAAACCTGGCCGTCCTAAAGGTCGGAAGCCCACCAACCGCGTGCCTCGGGCAGGGAGCCGTCGGTGCTAGCCTCACGCAAGATGTCTTGGCCTGCGATCTCCTGTGCACTTGGGAGATAGGCCAACGCCACAGTAGGTGCCAACATCTCTGCTGTCTCCTCTGCGGTGAAACCTTGCTTCTTCGCCCACTCAAGCGCCCTCGTCCGTAAAGCTGTGACAAGCACGGACGACCGCTTTCGATAAGTGGCGTAAGAGGCCAATCGGGCCAAGAGCTCCGGATACAGGCGATAACAGGTGTCCCCAGACACCGCATTAACGTACGCCATCTCCAGAGTCCTACGCTCTGACCCTTCACCAACGGTTTTCTTAAGAGTTCCCCCGCCCAGGAACTTCACCGAGCCACCGCGCGCAGCTACAAACAATCTCGCCGCAGCTGGGGCGTACTCTTTGGAGAGGTCTGGTGTCCACCGTCCTCGGAGTAGCGACCCTAGCCAACGATCTTGCTTGTCCGGGTTCAACGACAGAACCCAGCGCGTACGTTGCCTCAGTCTGGCACCAGCCGGTGCCTCGGACAATCTCCTGATGCCCGGATCCACTTTTACCGTCTCAGCTTTCTTAAGGCTTTCGACGGCGGCACCAGCACTTGGGTGGTGCCAATAGACAGGTTGGAGTGGATTAGGACCAACCTGCGAGGCATTAGTGGCTGTGGGGGGCCGGGGGAGAAAACCGACCCTCATGTGCACGGGCTTGAAGGATTCCTCGCGAAACGACAGAGGACCCGAAGACTCGGTGTG